TCATGCGCTGCCTCCCGGCTGGCGCAGCCCGAAGAAGACCCAGCCGTTCCAGCGGGTGCCGGTGATGTGCCGGGCGATGGCGGAAAGCGACCGGTAGGGCCGCCCCTCGTACTCGAAGTCGTCGGCGCGCACGGTGACCACGTGCTGCACGCCGTCGTACTCGCGCACCAGCCGCGTGCCGGGCAGCGGCCGGCTGTCGGCGCGGATCCGCCGCAGCACCACGTTGCCGCCGTCGAGCTGCTCGCCGAGCGCCTCGAGCCGCGCCCGCGTCTCCGGCTTCAGGCCGCCATAGGCCAGCTCCTGGATGCGGTAGGCGAGCCGGCTGACGAGGTAGGGCCGGTTGAAGGGCGGCGGCTCCCTGCCGAACAGGGCCCGCCACTGCGCCTTCAGCTCGGCCGCCGTTGCGGTCTGCAGCGCGGCCAGCCGCGGCAGCACCTGCGCCGGCGGGATGCGCGGGATGGTCGGCGCCGGGGGCGCCACGCCCTGCGGATTCGCCTTCGCGGTCGACCGTCGGGTCATGCGACTCCCTCTCTCCTGGGGTTCGCATGACGGCGCTGGCGGGCGGTGGAGTGTAGGCGAATGGCTCCCGCCCCTCGGGCCTCGGCGGCGTCCCGGGCGAGATCCTCGGCAGCGCGGCTCCGCAGCCGCAGCAGGCCGCGGGCGAGGAGGTCGCAGACCTCGCGGAGGTGGGGCGGGAGATGCTGATTGAGGGGCTGAACGGCGAGGCGGGTCACGCCCCGCTGCTGCCAGAGATGCGCCCCTCCGCGCAATGCACCGATTGCAGCGAGGCCGCGAGGCTAGGTCCCGACCTGGCGCCCCAGCCAGATCACCCGCCCGATCACCTGGATCTCCGCGGGCGAGAGATCGACGAAGGCCGGATAGAGGTCCTTGTTGTCGGAGATCACGCTGACCCGCCCGTTGGTCGGGTTCACCGCCACCCGCTTCGCCTGCAGCCCGCCATCGGTGCGGATCACGTAGATCCCGTCCTTCTGGCCCGGCCGCTGCTGCCCCATGTCGACCAGGACCGAATCGCCCTGGCGCAGCGTCGGCTCCATCGAATCGCCGTCCACCGTCAGCACCACCAGGTCGCCGAGGTTCCCCCGCGCGACGCGCTTGAGCCAGTCGACCCGGAACGCGATGCGCGTCGCCGGCGGCGTCTCCTCGGCCTCCGCGCCGGGGCCGGCCGAGACCATGGCGTCGTAGACCGGCAGCATGGCGAAGCGGTCGCCGCCGATCTGCACGATCTCCGGCATGGCGCGGCAGCGTCCCCCGCCCGCCGCCGCCGAGCCGGCCTCGAGATAGCCGAGGATCACCGGGATCTCGTGCGCGCGCAGCGGCCGCTTGCCCGCCAGGAGCCGGCTCACCGTGCTGGTGTCGACGCCCATCGCCGCGGCGAGGCCCTTCTGCGACTTGCCGGGTCGGGCGAGCCCCTCGCGGATCTGCGCGATGGTCAGCATGGCGATTCGGCGCGGCGCGCCGGTCCGCACGCGGGTCGGGCTGTCGGCATGGTCGGGCTCCCGCCTGGAGTCGCCCCGGAGCCTCCATGGGGGAAACCGTGGATACCGGGGATGGTGTTGCGTAATCCGCAACGGGATGGGCGTCAACAGGTTGCGGCGCAATTGATGCATTGTCGCCCGCGCCGAGGGCGCTCTACCTATCCCGCATGCCCTCGGTTGAACCCGCCGCCACCGTTCTCGCCCGCTTCGGCGGCGCCGGCCCGCTCGCCCAGCTCCTCCGCCTCGACCGCAGCGCCGTCCATCGCTGGGCGCTGCCGAAAGACCGCGGCGGCAGCGGCGGCCTGATCCCGGCGCGCCACCACCGGCGCCTGCTCGCCCTCGCCGCCGCGCACGGCATCGCGCTCAGCCCCGCCGATCTGATCGGCGCTCCCGCGGCCACCGGCGACCCGCCCCGCGCCGGGGCCGACGACGGATAGCCCCGCCCCGTCCTTCTCCTTCTCCCCGCCCGATCCGTCCCCGCCCTTTCCGGAGCATCGCCGCATGCTGTCCGCACGGTTGCCTGTGCCCGAGATCCAGCTCGCCGCCGCCGTCATCCACCGCGCGCTGGAGGATGCGTCCACCCCCGACGAGCGGCTGGCCCGGCCGCGGATGATCAGCACCGCCCAGGGGCCGCGCCGCACCTTCACGCCCGGGCTCAAGCCGCGCGAGCGCGAGGAGGCGGTGCGCTTCCTGCTGGACGGCGCGCCCGGCTGGCGCCAGGCGCGCGAGGCCTGGTGCGAACTCGCCGATCTCTGTCCGCTGCGGCTCAGGCGCAGCGCGCTGGCGCGGATCGCGCCGGAGGCGATCCCGCAGGATCTGCGGCGGGCGCTGCGCATCCCCGATCCGCAGGCGCCGGCGCGCGACGCCGCGGGCGCCGTGCCGATCCCCGTCCCGCACCAGCAGGAGGCAGCCTGACCATGGCGATGCTCGTCAATCGTCCGACGCTCGATTCGCTCCGCCACATGCCGGTGGGCGAGATGATCGCGCTGCCGGCCGAGCATCTCGCGCTGCTCCAGCAGGACGCCCGCGAGGCGCTGGAGGCCGCCAAGCGCCTGGCCGACTGGATCGAGGCCGCCATCGCGCTGCGCTACGAGCAGCGTGCGATCGCCGCCCGCGGCGCCGCCGGCAAGGACACCGGCACGGTGCGCTTCCAGGACGGTTCGGTCGAGGTCGTCGCCGAGCTGCCGAAGCGGGTGGAGTGGGACCAGGGGCGGCTCGCCGCACTCGCCGAGCAGATCCGCGCCGGCGGCGAGGACCCGACCGAATACGTCGAGGTCAGCTTCAAGGTGCCGGAGCGGGCCTACGCCGCCTGGCCCGAGCGCATCCGCCAGGCCTTCGAGCCGGCGCGCATCGTGCGCACCGGCAAGCCGAGCTATCGGCTCACCATCCTCTCGGAGACGGCTCGCCGCGACAGCCCGCATGCCGGCAACCTCGGGAGCATCGGCTGATGGCGCTGCGCATCGTCACCGCCGATGAGCGGCTCTCGGCCGGGGCGAACAAGACCACCATGGCCCTGTTCGGCCCGAGCGGCGTCGGCAAGACCAGCCTGCTCAAGACCCTGCCGGCCGAGGCCACGCTGTGCATCGACCTCGAGGCCGGGCTGAAGTCCGTCCAGGACTGGCGCGGCGACAGCATCCCCATCCGCTGCTTCGAGGACGCGATCGACCTCGCCTGCCTGATCGGCGGCGTGAACCCGGCCGCCGACCCGAACGGCTTCTTCTCGGCGGCGCACCACCAGCACCTGGTGGCCGCGCATCCCGACCTGGTCCGGCTGCTCGCCGGCAAGAGCATCGTCTTCCTCGACTCGATCACCGACCTGACGCGCCAGGCCATGGCCTGGGCCAAGACCCGGCCCGAGGCCTTCTCGGAAAAGACGGGCAAGCCCGACACCCGCGGCGCCTACGGCCTGATGGCGCGCGAGGTGATCGCCCTGCTCAAGCACCTGCAGCACGCGCCGGGCAGGACCGTGATCATGGTCGGCATCCTGGAGCGCGTCACCGACGAGTTCGGGCGGGTGTCCTGGCAGCCGCAGATGGAGGGCGGCAAGGCGGGGCGCGAGCTGCCCGGCATCGTCGACCAGGTGGTCTCGATGGCGCTGTTCTCGCGCGATGCGCAGGGCGCGCTGGTGCATGACCCGGAGCGCGGCACCGAACGCCGCCTGGTCTGCCGCACCGCCAACGCCTTCGGCCTGCCGGCCAAGGACCGCTCGGGTCGCCTCGACGAGACCGAGCCGCCCGACCTCGCCGCCCTCCTCCGCAAGATCAACCTCACGCCCAGGAGCTGAGCCCGCATGACCTTCGACATGAACGACGCCGAGCTGCCGCGCGGCACCGACCTCATCCCGGACGGCAGCTTCGTGAAGGTGCGCATGGAGATCCGCAGGGGCGGCATCGACGGCGCCGGCGAGGTGGATCGCGGACTGCTCAAGGCCGCCAGGACCCCCGGCAGCGACGTGCGCCTGCTGGACTGCGAGTTCACCGTGGTGGCGGGGCCGCACGCCCGGCGGAAGTTCTGGCAGAGCTTCACCGTCGCCGGCGGCAAGGTGGACGAGCAGGGCGTCTCCATCGGCTGGAAGATCTCCAAGGGGATGTTCCGGGCGATGATCGACAGCGCCTGCGGCCTCGATCCCAAGGACATGAGCGAGGCGGCCAAGGCCAGGCGCATCCTGCGCGGCCTCGCCGACCTCCACGGCATCACCTTCGCGGCCAAGCTCCGGATCGAGCCGGCGAGCGACTCCCGTTACGGCGACAGCAACCGGCTCGACCGCGTCGTGCTCCCGGGGGAGCCGGAATACGCGCGCATCATGGCGGGCGAGGCGCTGCCACCGGCCCCGAGCCAGCGCGCGCCGCGTCCGGCCTCCGCGCCCCCCGCGGCGGCGGCGCCCGCCTGGGCCAACGCGGGCGCGCCCCGGGCGCCGGTGGCGACCGCCCCGGCCTGGGCCACGCCTGCCGCCATGCCGCCCGCCCAGCCCGCGCCGCCGCCCGCGTCGCCGCCGCTCGCCAACGGTCCGGCCTGGCTGAACGGCTGATGGCGGCGTGGCGCGACGACGCTGGGGGGCGCGGCCGCGGGAGGGGCGTGCCCTGGCCGACAGGCCCGCGCCCCTGCCGGGCTGCACGCCGGCCGACCAGATCCGCCGGCTCACCTGCGCGCTCTGCGGCCGCGAGGCGAAAGGCTTCGGCTACGTCCATGGGCTTCGGCTCGGCGTCCACCCGAAGCTGTCCTTCTGCTCGATGCGCTGCTGCGACGCTGGCAGTGCGCTGGCACGGCGGAGGGGCGGCGTGATCGACAAGACGCCGATGGAGGAGCGCGCCATCAAGGAGGCGCGGCGCCCGCTCGCCGAGGTGCTGATCGAGCTGAACCTCATGGCGCCGTTCCACGACCGCAACGCGGCGGAGATCGACCGCATCATCGAGGCCTGCGTCGACGGCTTCCAGGCCTCGATGCGGCGCCAGGCCGCCGAGCGCGATCCGCTCGACGACCCTTTGCCGTTTTAGGAGGGCCGGTGCTGCTCGACCTGAACTCCGGCTCCGGTGCCGTCTACGGGCGAGGCGATGCGCCGCTGGACGACGCCGCGGTCATCACCGCCCGCATCAACGCGCATCTCGACGCGGCCCTGCTGGCGCGGCAGCGGCAGCAGCGGCCGCGCGACTATCTCGGCGGCAGCCGCGTCGGCGAGCCCTGCGCCCGCAAGCTGGTCTACGAGATCACCCACGCGCCGAAGGACCGCAACTTCGAGCCGGGCCTCCTGCGGGTGTTCGACGCCGGGCACCAGTTCGAGGCGCTGTCCATCCGCTGGCTGCGCCTCGCCGGCTTCGACCTGCGCGACCGCGGCGCCGATGGCGGGCAGTTCGGCTTCGCGGCGGCCGGCGGCCGGCTGCGCGGCCACGCCGACGGCGTGATCGTCGGCGGCCCCGCGGTCGGGCTGCGCTGGCCCGCGCTCTGGGAGCACAAGGCGCTCGGCCAGAAGTCCTGGACCGACCTGGTCAAGCGCGGGCTGCGCCTCTCCAAGCCGATCTACTTCGCGCAGGTGCAGCTCTACATGGCCTACCTCGATCTGGAGGTCGCGCTGCTCACCGCGCTGAACCGCGACACGCTGGCGCTGCACCACGAGGCGGTGCCCTTCGACGCCGCCGAGGCGCAGCGCCTCTCCGACCACGCTGTCGACATCCTGCGCGCGGCGGAGGCGGGCGAACTGCCGCCGCGCATGGCCCACGCACCCGACTTCCACCTCTGCCGCTCCTGTCCCTACGCCACCCGCTGCTGGGAGGCGGGGCCATGAGCATCACCCCGTCGCCGCAGCAGGCCGACGCGATCGCCGCGATCGTGGAGTGGTTTCGCCACCGCCTCGGCCAGCAGCAGGTCTTCCGGCTCTTCGGCTATGCCGGCACCGGCAAGAGCACCATCACCGCCGCCGCCATGGCGGCGCTCGGCCTCGATCCCATGGCGCGCGACGGCGACACCGCCGGGGGCGTGCTGTTCGCCGCCTTCACCGGCAAGGCCGCGCTGGTGATGACCCGCAAGGGCACGCCGGCCTCGACCATCCACTCCCTGATCTACCGCGTCTCGGAGGCGACGCCGGAGGAGATCGCCCGGGTCGAGACGGAGCTGGCCAATCTGCGGCGCACCCGCCCGCGCATGGGGCCGGCCGAGCGCGCCTTCGCCGAGACGCAGATCCGCCGCCTCGAGCTGCGGCTCGCTGACATCCACAAGCCCACCTTCCTGCTGAACGAGCAGTCGCTCGTCCGCGACGCCGCGCTGGTCGTGCTGGACGAGGTCTCCATGGTCGGGCGGGAGATGGCGGCCGACCTGCTGGCCTTCGGCAAGCCGATCCTGGTGCTGGGCGACCCCGGCCAGCTGCCGCCGATCAAGGACGCCGGCGCCTTCACCGACGCGCCGCCCGACGTAATGCTGACCGAGATCCACCGCCAGGCCGGCGAGAGCGCGATCATTCGCCTCGCCACCATGGCCCGGCAGGGGATCGAGATCCCGCCCGGGCCGCACGACGAGCACGTCTGGAAGCTGCCGCGGAGTGCGGTCAGCCCCGCGCAGATGCTGCGCGGCGGGCAGGTGATCTGCGGACGGAACGACACCCGG